CAGTGGAATGATGACACATGGTAACGCTGGCTTTAGTCCTGCTTACGGAACGTGGAAGCCAGATGTTGCCGCGATGACTCAAGACCTTGCAGAGATTCGGGAACGAATCAAGCGGATCTTCTTTAACGATCTTTTCCAGGTTGCGAGCCAATACGAAACTCGCTCCAATGTTACCGCGGTTGAGTGGGACATGCGAAAGTCTGAAGCCTTAGTAATGCTTGGCCCCGTGTTGGAGAGGATTCAAGATGAGCTGCTGTCTCCTGCAATCGACCGGATCTTTGCAATTATGTCTCGGCGAGGAGTTCTGCCTCCTGCGCCCCCAGAAATCCAAGGAACCAACATCAACATCGAATACGTCAGTATGCTCTCCCTCGCCCAAGCTGCCGCTAGTACAACAGGCATTGAACGTGTCCTCCAACTTGCAGGAAGTCTTGCCGGGGTTGACCCTGCTGTAATGGACAACATTGATATCGACTTTACCCTCGATAAGTATTCCAGCTTGATGAACAATGACCCAAGAATGATTCGGTCATCCCAAGCATTACAACAGATTCGGCAGCAAAGAGCACAGCAACAGCAACAGGCGCAACAGGCCGAGATGGCCGAGAAGATGGCGGCGGGTGCGAAGACATTATCTGAAACTAGCGTTGGAGGTGGTCAGAATGCGCTCCAGCAAATGATTGGAGCAAGGCCATGATTGTGTTCCTTCTGCTCGTTCATTCTTGGTATCCATTAGACTGCTGTGCAGATCGGGACTGCCATCCAATCGACTGCAAGCAGTTCGTTTCGTTTGACGATGGTACCGTTGCCTATCACGGCTGGATGATTCCAAAGTCTCGCATTCGTACGTCACAAGATAATGACTGTCACATTTGCGTCAGCAAGTCTCTTGGTTCGGTTAACTGTGTCTTCTTTCCAGGCTTAGCATGAGTGACCAATACAATGCATCAGAACGACGAGATGTTAAGCAAGCAGCTAAGCAGGCTAGACTTGCCGATAGACAGCGGGAAGAGATCATGCAAGGCATCATGTCTCTTCCTCCCGGCCGTAGCTGGATGCTTGACATACTTGAAGCTTGTCACATCTTTGCTTCCAGCTTTACTATCAACACTAAGGCTACTGCATTCAATGAAGGCCAACGAAGTATCGGGCTTCGACTTCTTGGAGACATCATGAAGGCTTGCCCAGATCAGTACGTTCAGATGATGAGGGAAAGAAATGAACGAGACAACACAAACATCGCCCGAAGGAGTAACGAGGACACCGACGGGGGAGATAGCACCGATTCCACAGGTGACGGAGCAGAAGCCGACATCGACCCCTACGAGTACACCAGCCCCGGCCCCGCCAACCTCAGAATCGTCCCCGGAAGAACCGAAGACTCTACTGAATGAAGGGGTAAAGCCAGCCGAGGTTAGGGCTCCGGAGAAGTATGAGTTCAAGGCTCCGGAAAGTTGGGAGAAGAACGGTTGGGAACTCGATGGGGAGATTCTAAACAAGGCGACACCGATCTTTAAGGATCTGAACCTGACGCAGGATCAAGCACAGAAGTTGGTTTCGTTCTATGCAGAGACTTCTCAGCGGCAGCATGAAGAATCTGTGAACATGATGAACCAGATGCGAGATGATTGGCGTAAGGAGATTAAGGCCGATCCACAGATTGGTTTCAAGCTCGATTCAGAAGTTAAGCCAACCGTTGGGCGAGCGATTGATATGCTTGGTCCAAAGTTGGCGAACGAGTTTCGTCAGGCAATGGACTTTACTGGCGTTGGGGATCACCCAGCCTTCATTCGGGCCTTCTACGCTCTTGCACAAATGTTGACCGAAGGCGGTCATGTTGCAGCGAGAGGCCCAAGTCGATTCGGGATGCAACAACCGGGGCAGCGGACAGACGCAGCCCATTCGTTGTATCCGAACCTTCCGTGACCGGAGGCCCGCGAGGCGTGGTCGATGGCCGATGAACTGATGCGACAGAAAGGAGCTTGGATCTAAACCTAGGAGGCCACTTTGGCCATTATCGGCGCTACCGCATTAACCTATGCGGATTGGGCGAAGCGACTTGACGACGGCTATCGAGTAGCCACAATCATCGAGCTTCTGTCCCAGACCAACGAGATCCTTGATGACATGCTCGTCATCGAGGGCAATCTCCCAACTGGTCACAAGACTACCGTCAGAACCGGCTTGCCACAAGCAACGTGGCGACTCTTGAACTTGGGCGTTCCCAATGCTAAGAGTACGACAGCGCAGATCGTGGATACCTGCGGGAATCTGGAAACCTACGCTGTCATCGACAAGGACGTTGCTGATCTTAACGGTAACACTGCTGACTTTCGCCTTTCTGAAGTTAAATCGTTTCTTGAGGGCATGTCTCAGCAGGTTGCCGCGACGCTGATCTACGGCAACCAGTTCGCTAACCCGGAACGCTTTACAGGCTTTGCTCCCCGTTACTCCACAGTGACGGCAGCGAACTCCCAAACGGCAGCAAACGTTCTCGATGGTGGCGGCACCAGTACGACGAACACTTCCATGTGGATCGTTGTTTGGGGTTCCGACACTTGCCACGCCACTTTCCCGAAGGGCAAGATCACTGGCTTGCAGCATAGGGACATGGGTGAGTGGCCGGTGTTGGATGCTTCGAATAACACATTTCAAGCCTACCGTGACCACTTCAAGTGGGAAATCGGTCTGGTCTTGAGGGATTGGCGTTATGTCGTCAGAATCAGCAACATCGACGTCACTCAGCTTACTGGAGTATCGGCAGCTAACCTCATCAACCTGTTGGTTCGTGGATTATATCGACTCCCAACGGCTCCGGTTAGTGCAACCACAGTCCAGACGTCTGATACACCTGAGGTTCGAGCCAACATGGGAAGGACGGTTATTTACGCCAACCGCGTTATCCGGACTTACCTCGACCTTCAAGCGATGAACAAAACCAACGTTCTCCTTCGGATTGAGGAGTTCGATGGCAAACCCATCACAACCTTCCGTGGAATCCCGATCCGGACCTGTGATGCGATCCTCAACAACGAGAATAGGGTGGTCTAACATGATTCTCGACAACTTCCTTCAATTCACCAATCCAGCAGTTGTTACCGCCGCTGGAGCGGTTCTTCCTGGCGACAGCTTCGCTACTGGCGGTATCACCGCAACTGGCCCGAGCACTAACATCATCGACCTTCACCTTGCTACTGGCTCAGGCATCCCACTTCTCGCCGCGGGTCAGGGAGCAAGGGACATTGGCATCGGTGATGATCCGGCGATGAAGCTGCTTGTGGAGGTCGTGACTCCTTTCACGACTATCACTTCGCTTTCTGTCGCCCTTCAAGGTGCTCCAGACAATGGCTCTGGTGCTCCAGGCACCTTCGTGACGTGGTGGATCAGTCCAGCCTACGCTCTTGCTACCCTTACTCAAGGGGCAAGGCTGATGGATATGGATATGCCTCGTCCTCCCGACGGAGTCTCCGAACCGAGGTTCCTCCAGCTTAACTACACTATTGTCGGCGCCGTTGCCGCTTCGGCTGGTGGAACCATTCGTGCTTTCATCGTCCTTGATCGCCACGATCAGTTCTACAATGCGACGAACAACGCAATCCTCGGCGGATATCCTCCGGGCATTGTTATCGCCAACTGAGGTGGATCATGAAGAGATGGTCCTCATGGGGAGTGGGGGCGGCTGTTGCTGCCCTTACTGCCGCCATTGTCTACGGACAACAACTTGTCCCAACGACACTGACTGGTAACGAAGTTGCTACGTTTGCTATTGGTGGCCCGGGCGGTCCAAGCACCTTCGTTTCGGTTGCTCAGCTTCGGAACTCTACTGGCTACATCTTGAATGCCGTTACGGCCAGCTTGACGATTCCGAACAACACCAATCGCTTCATCATCACGGCCCAACCGGCTGTAGCTACGATTCTTCTGCCGGTTTCGCCAGTCTTTGATGGATCGATGATCGAAGTCATCAATGGGACGGCCGCAGCCTTCGTGACCAACGCGGTGACGATCCAACCGAACACAGGTCAGACCTTGGTCGGTGGCAACGTCACTATCACTACCCTTGCTGCTGGAGCCAGCGTTGAGTTCCAGTATTCGCTTAGCAACAACACTTGGTACCGACTAAGATGAGATGCTTCGCGGCGCTTCTGGGCCTGTTGCTTGCGTCTACGGCGGCGCAGGCCCAGATTGCTCCAATCGTCTCTGCTGGAGCATTAACAAGGGAAGTCTGTGCAACGCCAACGGTAACGGCAGCAAGTGCCTATGTCGCTGGTAACGTTGTCGGCGGCCTGATCACACTTACCGCCTTCAGATCTTCGGCTCAAGGTGCCCCAGATAACGGTGGCATCATGCAGTCAATCCGAATCACTTCGAAGTCAGTGATTGCTGGTGAAATGGACGTCTTTCAGTTCAACGCGAACCCAACGAACACAACCTTCACTGACAAGACCAATCCAGCAATCAACGCCCTTGACGTTACCAAAGTCCTTCCGATGATCGCAATGGCCACTGGCTCATCGAAGCTCGGAACAATGACAGTTTGGGGCGTCGATGGCCTTGGTAGGGCTCACGTTGGAACGGCAGGGCAAAGCGACTACTTCGTAATGGTCACCGCTGGAACTCCAACCTTCGGGACGACGACAGATGTACAGTTTTGCGCGACGTACCTTCTTGATTAGTGCTTCAGCCTTTGTAGCGACAAGTGCGGAGGCTGGAATCATAATCAGAAGGATCCTCGGTAAGGCTACGGTTGGAGGTGGAGGTGGCCCTCCAGTTGGAGCGACAAGGGTCGATACGACTTTAGCGAATAATCGGGAAGTCACTAACCTCGTCGATATAAGGGTGACCAACTAATGGCAAACGTCCGAATCCAAGACCTGACGGCTGGTCCTGCGGTAATTGCCGCT